TTTTGCTAACAAACATACTAAAGATACAAAGAATCATCCAGTTGCACCAGAAGATCAGTTTAAAGGTGGGACAAAGCATTCTGGGGACCACAAAGGATATGATAATGCACCAGGAGAAAAAAATGTTGTTAAAGCTAAAAAAACATTTGCACAACTAAGAGGTGGTGGAAGTAGCAAACGTAAAGCTGATAAAACTGGTGGTGATACTGTAATGAAAAAAGTTAAAGAAGAATTTGAACTTAATGAAGAAATGGTTGCAGAAAATCCAATGTTAATGAGAACATTGACTAAAATGGCTTCAAGTAGAACTCCTATGCCAATGAAGTTTAAAAAAGGACAACCAATGACAGTAGATCAAGACCAAGCTAAAACATTATTGAAAGGTCTTAAAACAGTTAAAGGTCCTAGTTTAAAAGCTATGACAAGAGATATAACTTCTAGTCCTGCAGACTTTATGAAGGCACTAGCATTTGCAGATAAGGCGAGGTAATAATGTCAAATATTTATAGACCATTATCAAATGTAGCAACTCTCACAACAGGTGGGATTGATGTATTTAAATCAACTTCTGTAGCAGTAGTAACAACTGGAACTACAGATAGAACATTAACAATATCTAATACTGCAGCGGAAGTAAATGGTGGTGGTAGATATGGTACAACAGGTTCAGTTGGTCAAGCACAAGTTTATTTAAAAGCTGGAGAGTATCTCGTTATTAATAAAAAGTCAACAGATAAAATAGCAACAAATTCTGGTTCAGATGTGAGAGCATTTGGTGTAGCTAAAAAGGAGTAGAGATGAAACTTATATGCGAAGTTAATGAACAAGATGTAGAATACATTACAGAGGCCAAAGAAAATGGTCAAAAAGAATATAAGATCAAAGGTGTATTCATGCAAGGAGAGATCAAGAATAGAAATGGAAGAGTTTATCCAATGCAAGTTCTTGATGAGCAAGTAAAAAAATATACTGATAACTACGTTAACCAAAACAGAGCATATGGAGAGTTAGGACATCCTAGTGGTCCTACAATCAATCTTGAAAGAGTAAGTCATATGATTACTGACTTAACAAAGGATGGAACAAACTATATTGGTGAAGCTAAAATTATGGATACACCATATGGTAAGATAGTAAAGAATTTAATGGACGAAGGAGCTAAACTTGGTGTTAGCTCAAGAGGTATGGGTTCACTGAAACAAAACGGTAACTCACAAGTAGTACAAAAGGATTATCATTTAGCCACTGCAGCTGACATAGTAGCAGATCCAAGTGCACCAGATGCATTTGTTGAAGGTATTATGGAAGGCAAGGAATGGGTATGGGATAACGGAGTTTTGAGAGAAGCTCAAGTTAATGAATATAAAAAAGAGATTCAAAGAACAACTAAAGACATGCTTGAGAAAGCAAAGTTGAAGATGTTCACAGATTTTCTTTCAAAACTTTAAATTATTATAAATATTAGTAACTAATTTACTTAATTAAGGAGAAAAAAATCATGTCTGAACAAGATCTTAAACAAGATCAGGAAGCAATTGAAGATAGTCAGCCAACGGAGCTAGATGAATTCAAGGCATCAATGGGTGACCCTTCAGAAGTTCCTGAGCCAACATCAACAGTAAAAACAGCTCCTGGTCCTAGTAAAGATCAAGGGGAAAAGACACCACCTAAACAAGGATCTAGTGTTAAACCAGTAATGCCTAAAGAAGTAGGTACTAAAATGGGTATGATTAATGCTATGATGAAAAAAATGGGCGGTATGAATAAAAATGCAGTCGAAATGATGTATTCAATGGCTATGATGCCTAAAGAAGCTATGATGAAACAAGCAGAAGCAATGGGCAAAATGAAAATGAATGCAGCTATGAAGCCAAAAATGGGCGAAGCAATGAATAAGAAAATGAAGATGGGAGAAGAAGCTGATACTCCAAAAGTTACAGCTGCTGACATTGACATCAAAGCTGATGTACAAGCACTATTTGGTGACGAAGACCTATCTGAGGATTTCAAAGAAAAAGCAACTACTATTTTTGAAACTGCAGTAGTAAACAAAATTAACCAAGCTATTGACACTTATCATACATCAATGAATGAGTCATATATTGAAGATACTTCAGCTATTAAGAATGAACTATCTGAAAAACTTGACACATATCTTGACTATGTTGTAGAGTCATGGGCTAAAGATAACGAACTAGCTATCGAACAAGGTTTGAAAGCTGAACTAACAGAAGACTTTATGGCTGGACTAAAGAATCTTTTCGAAGATCATTACATTGATATTCCAGAAACTAAAGTAGATGTAGTTGAAGAGCTTGCAGCTAAGAACGAAGAGTTACAAACTCAATTGAATGCTGAAATGGAAAAGAACATGGCAGCTAAAAAAGCAATTGAAGAGAATGATACACAAAAGATGATCGATCAAGTAACTGAAGGTCTTGCTGACACACAAAAAGAGAAGTTTCAAACTCTTGCAGAAGGTGTTGAGTTCAAAGATAAAGAATCGTTTCAAAAGAAACTATCAATAATTAAAGAAAGTTATTTCTCTATCGATAATGATAAAGAAGTAGCTGATTTAGTGGGTGAAACTGATGAACCTCTTGATGAAGAGGCGAAACCTGAAGGATCTTCTTTAGATCCTAAGATGGCCGGCTATGCAGCAGCTATCTCAAGGTCTCTAAAGAAGTAAGTATATTATAAATATTATAAACAAAAGAAAAGGCTGACTTTTCAAAATTTTAACCAATTAGGGAGAAACATAAAAATGTCTTATATAACAGAAGAGCTAGTGAAAAAATGGCAGCCAGTCCTTGAACATGGGGATCTTGACCCTATTAAAGATCCACATAAGCGTCAGGTTGTTGCCACTTTACTAGAAAACCAAGAAAACTCGGCTCGTGAAGCCGCTTCTGGTTCTGGCGGATATTCTATGCCAACACTATTAGGTGAGGCAGCTCCAGCTAACGCAATGGGAGCATCTTCATCAACAGCTAGTGATGGTGCCATTGACATATTCGACCCAGTACTTATTTCACTTGTAAGAAGAAGTATGCCTAACCTTATTGCATATGACATCTGTGGTGTCCAGCCAATGACTGGTCCAACAGGTCTTATTTTTGCACTAAGATCAAGGTTCCAAGATCAATCAGGTGATGAAGCACTATTCAACGAAGCCAATACTTCACATTCAGCTATCGGTTCACAAGCTGCAAATACATCTAACTTCGGTGGTGTACTTGACGGTGCTGCTGGTACTGATCAAACTGGTAACGATCCAACAGCTAGAGCATCTGGTTCTGGTTACACACTACACCAAGGTATGTCTACAGCAACAGCTGAAGCATTAGGTGACAGTGCTGCTAACTCGTTTGCAGAGATGGCTTTCTCAGTAGAGAAGGTTTCTGTAACAGCAGTATCAAGAGCTCTAAAAGCAGAATACACAATGGAATTAGCACAAGATCTTAAAGCAATCCACGGCTTGGATGCTGAAAGTGAATTAGCTAACATCCTATCTGCAGAGATCTTATCTGAAATTAACAGAGAAGTAGTAAGAACAATCAACTATACAGCTACTGCTGGAGCACAACAAAATGTGTCTTCTGCTGGTACATTTGACTTAGATGTAGACAGTAACGGTAGATGGTCAGTTGAAAGATTCAAAGGTCTGATTTTCCAAATCGAAAGAGATGCAAATCAGATTGCAAAAGCTACAAGAAGAGGTAAAGGTAATGTATTGATCTGTGGATCAGACGTTGCTTCTGCACTTCAAATGGCTGGTGTTCTTGACTATACACCTGCACTATCTTCGAATCTAAATGTTGATGACACTGGTAACACATTTGCTGGTGTACTTAACGGAAGAATCAAAGTATATGTAGATCCATACTTCTCAAGCGCATCTGGTAGTCAATACTATACACTAGGATATAAAGGTGCATCTGCATTCGACGCAGGTCTGTTCTATTGTCCTTATGTACCACTACAGATGGTAAGAGCAGTTGGCGAGAATACATTCCAACCAAAAATCGGGTTTAAAACTCGTTATGGAATGATCGCTAATCCATTTGCAACTTCAAATGCTGATGGTGCTATTGCTTTTGCTAAGAAGAATATCTACTACAGATTCGTGATCGTAAATAACTTAATGTAATTTCGATTACACTTCGAACTAAGAAAGGAGGCTTCGGCCTCCTTTTTTTTTGCCATAAAAACAGATAAATAGTATTATGAGCGCATTTGATAAACAACCAGACAATCAAAACTTTTTATCACCATTAGGTTTTAGATTTATTATAGATAAACTACCTATAGTAAACTATTACTGTCAAAGTGCATCATTGCCTTCTGTATCATTACAAGAAACAGAAATACCTAATCCTTTAGTGAGAATACCATTAGCTGGAACAAAATTAACTTATGCTCCACTAGATATTAGATTTAGAGTAGATGAAGATATGAATAATTATCTTGAAATATACAATTGGATGACTGGTTTAGGAACACCAGAAGATACAAAACAATATCAAGATTTAAATAAAACAGGTGGAAATAGACCAACTGCAGGTACAGGTAAGATGGGTAATGTAATGCAGGGTGTGTTTAGTGATGGAACATTGGTTGTTTTAACAAGCGCACAAAATCCTAATAAAAGGATCCAATTTGTAGACTTATATCCAATCAACTTATCTCCAATACAATTTGATGTTACGGGAACAGACGTAGCATACATAGAAGCTGACGTTACTTTTAATTATAGATCGTTTACTGTTGATTCTGCTTAAAAATTGTTATATAATAACAATATGAAGTTAGAAGAGTTACTCGAACTATGGAAGAACGATAGTAAAGTTGATGATGTTGACTTAGATACTGAGAGTTTAAAAATACCAGAACTACATGGTAAATACTTAAAGTATCTTTATGATGCAAGGATCCAACTTAGAGCGTTGAAGATTAAACAAAAATCTTTATCTAATAAGTTAGGACAATATTACAGGGGTGAATTGAATAACCCAGAAGATATTAAAGAATTGAATCGTGAACCCTGGCCAAAAGTTGTATTGAAGCAAGACATACCTGAGTATGTTAGTGCTGATAAAGATATGATGTCTTTACAAACAAAGATAGCATATCAAGAAGAACTTGTTGGTTGTTGTGAAGATATATTGAAGAATATTAACAACAGAGGGTTTCAGATTCGTGCAGCCATTGACTGGAGAAGACTTACACAATTCGGTGGAGGGTAATTTAGTGATTATCGAACCAGTAAACGAAGTACATGCAAGAGTAACTGCAGACAATGGAATCAAACAAGAGTTAGTAGATTTTTTTACATTTGAAGTACCAGGTGCTAAATTCATGCCAGCATATCGTAACAGATATTGGGATGGTAAAGTTAGATTATATAATGGTCAAACAAAACTTATATACAAAGGTCTTGTTGACTATTGTGTTAAGTTTGCAGAAGATAGAGGATATAAGGTAGATAAAAAGTTAGAACAAGTTAAAGTACAAGAGCCTGAAACATATCATTTTAACTTACCTATAAAACCAAGAGACTACCAAATAAACACGTTTAGAACGTGTATAAACGCTCAGAGACGACTTATATTGTCACCCACAGCTAGTGGTAAGAGTTTAGTAATTTATATGTTGACACAGCACTATAAACAGGATAAAGTATTAATAGTTGTTCCTACAACAAGTTTAGTTTATCAGATGAAGACAGATTTTGAAAGTTATAATTGTAAAGAAGGTATCCATACTATAATGAGTGGTAAGGAAAAGACAAGTGATGATAGAATAGTTATATCAACTTGGCAGTCAATATATAAAATGGATCCAAACTACTTTGATCAGTTTGATGTAGTTATAGGTGATGAAGCTCATTTGTATAAAGCTAAAAGTTTAACTAAGATAATGGAGAAGTTAAAGAATACAAAATATAGATTTGGATTTACAGGAACATTAGATGGTTCACAAACACATAAGTTAGTATTAGAAGGTTTGTTTGGTCCTGTGTATCAACCTGTAACGACTAAGAAGTTAATTGATGATAAACATTTAGCTGATTTTTTAATTAAATGTATAACATTAAAGTATCCAGAACAGATTTGTAAACAAGTAAAAGATTATAAGTATCAAGACGAGATTGATTTTATTACAACTTATGAACCAAGAAATAAGTTTATAAGTAAACTATCAATAGCACAAGAAGGTAATACATTAGTATTGTTTCATCTAATAGATCACGGCAAAACAATACATGATTTAATATTAACAAGCAAAGAAAAAGACAGAAAATTATTTTTTGTATATGGAGGAACAGATGCCGAAACTAGAGAACAAATTAGAGCAATCGCAGAGACTGAAGATAATTCAATTATTGTTGCAAGTTTTGGCACTTTTAGCACAGGTGTTAACATCCGTAATCTCCACAATATCATCTTTGCTTCGCCGTCTAAGTCAAAAATTAGGAATCTCCAAAGTATCGGACGTGGACTCAGGAAAGGCAACAAAAAGGAAAAAGCGAGATTGATAGATATAAGTGACGATTTGAGATATAAGAGTCATGTTAACTACACATTAAATCATTTTAGCGAGAGAATAAAAATTTATAACGAAGAAAGATTTGAATACAAACTATACAAAATGGAGATCAAATGAACCAACCTCAACCACGATATAGATACAGTACGAAGTTAATAAAATTATCTAACGGTGATGATGTTGTTGGTGACGTTGATGTAATAAGTTTAAAAACTTCAGAGATTATAATTAAGAATCCACAAAAAATTGTAACTATGACAAATTCAACTCATATGGGTATGGCTTTTGTTAAATGGGTACCATGGAACTTTGGAGATAGAATACCTGTCAATAAAAAGCACGTTGTTACAGTTTGTAATACACACCCAACAGTTTTAGAATATTATAAGAAGACTAATGATAAGATTAAAAATTATAAACCAAAGACCAAAGTAGAGGCAGCTGCAAATGCTATAACAGGTATGGAGGATCCAGAAGAACCCGAAGGTGCTACTGAGCAACTTCAAAGATTAATAGATAAAATGACTTCTGTAGATGAGAAAGCTAAGTTAGATGAGATAATGGATGAATTAAATGACCCCGACAAAAAGATTACATATCATTAATATATTCAGTCCTTTCCGCCAGCTACATCAGCTATTATACATTGGAAATAGAAAAAGTCAACAGAAAAAGGAAAAAAATGGGAAGAAAAGCTAAACAAGAATATGTTAATAACAAAGACTTCTTAGCTGCAATGATTGAGTATAAGGCGAGTGTTCAACAAGCACAAGAAAAAGAAAATGATAGGCCTATAGTACCAACTTATGTTGGTGAATGTATTATGAAGATTGCTACACATTTAGCAAGAAAACCAAACTTTGTAAACTATACATTTAAAGAAGAAATGATAAGTGACGGAATTGAAAACTGTTTACAATACATAGATAATTTTAATCCAGAAAAAAGTAATAATCCTTTTGCATATTTTACTCAAATAATATATTATGCATTTTTAAGAAGAATCCAAAAAGAAAAGAAACACTTGTTCGTTAAGTTTAAGATGACAGAACAAACTAATTTGTTTGATACAACTGCAGCTACTCAAGAACATGATAACACAAAAAACTTTAAGGATGAAATAAAAGTTAGTGAATGGACTCAACAATATATGAATGAGTTTATAACTGATTTTGAAACTAATAAAAGAAGAAAAATAAAGAAAAGGAAAGCATAATGAAACAAAAAATTTATGAAAGGAATCCTCAGACTGGAGTTATACGTTGGAGATATTTTGGTGAGGATAGTGAAAAGTATGGTTGGCCAAACTATGGTAATATTTTAAAGGAGAAAGAATGACTAAATGGGATGGAAAGAGTAGACCTGTTAATGACAAATATAGAAAAGGATATGATGCTATATTTGGAAAGAAAAGACCAAAAGAAGTAGGTGGAACTGATGGACCAGAACCAACAAGGTATGGCGATTGGGAACACAAAGGTAGATGCTATGACTTCTAATCATCATATGAAGTCTCCTGGTTGGACAAAAGGTTGGGCATTGATACTTGATAAAGAAAGAGGATATACAGAAGAGGAATGGGAAGCTATGGGTATTACATGGATGCCTATTCCTGATGAATATAAAAAGAAAAAATCATATACAGAAAAAGAGGTTGTAATAGAATGAAAGTAGATAAAAAAGGTTATACACAAAGAGAATGGGATAGAGTCGTTGGATATGGCAAAGTACCAAAAGAATATCAAAAAAAGTAAAGTTTGTTATGAACGAGGCATTGTAATAAAGGAGGAAGAATGCACGAATACAATTGTACAATCAGACGAGTTGTTGACGGTGATACTGTTGATGTGGATATTGACTTGGGTTTCGATATGTGGATACATAATGAGCGTGTAAGACTATATGGTATAGATACACCTGAATCAAGAACAAGAGA